TGCGGTAAATAGTTGGACGAAGCTGAACGCATAAAGCGCTGGACATGCGCTTTATGCGGTAAACTCTGGGCTGTGCCTGGTTTAGCCCGATCTTGCGAAGAAAAACATTTACAATCAGAGTATGAGTCTTGAGGTAAGAAACGCACAGAACATTGCTAAAGGCATTAGTTCTAAGAATCCACTTAAGCCTACTAACCGCATGCTTAGAAGCAAATCTAAGGTACGCGGTAAAGCAGGGCGTGAGGTTGTAGAAGGCGAAGTAATTGAGCCAACTCAAGCAACCCCTATCGCACAAGAGCCAGAAATCTACGACGGAACTATTGTAAAAGAATTACCAAAATCACCAAAAGCAATTACAGCTGGCCCTCGTATGGTTCCATCAACACGCATTACTCCAGTGCCAGATGTTGCCTCTCCTCAAAAAAAGCGCAAACCTGGATATAAACAAATGACTCTTCCAGGTATGGGAAGAACAGCTAACTTTAAGCGTTCAGCCCCGCCTAAGGTGTAACGTGGCAAAGAGAAAAAAAGATCTAGCCCCAACTACTACTGTTGCAGACGCAGCTAAGGCTAGCGCAACCGTTGGTGCCTCACGGGCAGGTCGAGATATGTTGACCCGAGCAACTTATAACGGTCAAGCTACAAAGGGGATTGATACCCACTCTCGTCAATGGGAGCGCTGGTCACCATGACCCGTAAACAGACGTTTAAAGAGAACTTAATGAAACCAATAGTTGTTAACGACTCTAGGTTCGGCATCCGCCGTTTACTATTAAATACACAAGAACGCCCTCGCATTAAAAGCTATAGACACGCTGGTCGCGGGCAAAACGGAGAATCTCAAAACTAACGTTTAGACGGAAAAAGCTTTACCTTTGCTCTATCTTTGAACCTACAGCTTGAAGGGATTACACAATGGCATCGTATCCATCTGGGATTGTATCCACAGCCGTCTTTACTACTAAAGCTAACACCTTAGATATTATTGACGCGTCGCACCCAAACCTTATTCAAGAAGAAGTTATTGCAATTGAGACCGCTTTAGGCACTAACCCTGCGCAATCTACTAACGGCTCAGGCTCCTATACATCGGCTGCTACAGCGTTTGGAACAGTCACTGCCCGCCTTAATAACCATGAAATTGGCATTCTTGGCGATGTGCACACTCAGTACGTTAAAAAAGTAGACGGAGTAGTAACTACCGCATCCACTAGCTCTGGTGTTGTTAGAAACATTTATTCTTCAACCTCGACCCCCACTGGCGGTATGGATGGGGATGTTTGGTTGAAATACGTATAACTAATGCCACAATACGTAAAAGTTGGTGGCACTTGGAGCCAAGTCGATGAGACTGCAAATTGCGGCTACATAAAAGTAGGCGGAACTTGGCGCACAGTAACTGACTCGTACGTAAAGGTAGCAGGTACTTGGCGCAATGTTTGCGTTCCTGTTCCTACAACAACTACAACAACTACAACTACTACCACAGCAGCTCCAACTACAGCTACCACAACTACAGCAGCTACTACAGCTACTACAACTACTACAACTACTACAACTACAGCAGCTCCACCATTCTTCCCATTCTTCCCACCAACTCCAGTAATTCCATCTTTTACATCTAACCCTACAGTTACTAATATAAGTAATAGCGGAGGCACTTTAAACTGGGCTTCTGTTAATCAATATTCTTATGTTATTTCAGCTGCTGGAACAGCTCTTGATGGTGCGACTGGGTTTAGCGCTACACAGAGATTGTTTACTGGCTTATCTGCTGGAACAACATATTCATATCAAGTAACTATAACATCTAGTACTGGACATACTGCAACTGCCCCAGTCCCTGCAGGAAGCTTCACAACAACTGGAGGAACTACAACTACAACTACAACTGCAGCTACTACAACTACAACTACTACAGCAGCTCCGTGTACAGTAGGGGCATCTTGCGGTTCTGGATATACATGCTACCCAGAAGGCTTCTATACAAATTATACCTTAAATGCGGCATGTAACTGTGTACTAGAGAATGGGTTCTGCTAATGACAACTATTCAACCTGTGTTTACCATGGTCTCTTATGCACTTGTTATAGGTAATGAATTTGCTTGTATTTTTGAATACCCTTTAGAAGGAACTCAAATTATTGAAAGCAACACAGCAGCCTTAAAAAGCAATCCAAAAATTACTTTAAGTAATGAAGAGCCAGTATTTGAAAAAATAAACAGATACTCTTTAATTATTGATAATGAGGTTGTTGGTACATTTTCTCATATTAAAGATGAGTTTGGCGGCCCTGTAGCTGAAATGATTAATGCAGCCTTACAAAGCAATCCACAGGTAATTGATATAACTGGAATGGATACGCCAACTGTGGGAGATACGTGGGATGGAACAGCGTTCCATGGGTAAATGGTAAATGGCAAGCATATTTGTTCAAATATCGGCATATCATGATCACGAGATGAATAAGACCATTATTGACTGCATTGCAAAAAGCTCAGGAGTAAACAAACTTACCTTTGGGGTTCATGTTTGTTATACAGAGTTTGATGACATAGAATATATTGGTTTGCCTAATGTTAATTATGTTAAATCAAAAGCTCCAGATGGCCTTGGCGTTGGTAAAGGTAGATACTTGGCCAACGAATTGTACAATGAAGAAGACTATTATTTGCAAATAGATGCCCATACAAGGTTTGCTCAAGACTGGGATATCAATCTAATAGAAGATCATAGTCTTTATTTAAGTAATGGGTGTAATTCAATCTTAACTGCTTATCCTTCAGGATACCATTACGATAATTCACGACTAGTTTATGATCCAGATCCGAGGGTTGTTTTTGCGGACCTTGTAGAAAAGGAAGGATTAAAAGAAAAAGATTTTTTACATCAAACGTCTATGGCTAATGACCCTGGAAATATATTTACTAGAGCTGTTTCAGCTGGACATATTTTTGCCTCTGGGTCAATTGCAAAAATTAAACCTAATAAAAAAATGTTTAACTGGGGGGAAGAGTTTTTAACAGCAGTAAGGTTTTTTACTCACGGATACGACCTAATGCTTCCAAGTAAACAAAATTTATATCATTTGTACTATGGCGATAGAGAAGAAAACCAAAGAAGGTTATCTGGTAAAGATTTTCCAGAAGAAACAGATATAATTTTTAAAGAGTCTAATGATGAAATTAAAAGAATTTTATCTAATAATGTGGTTGGAGACCAAGAACTTGGCTCTCAAAGAACTTTAGAGGAGTTTGGGTTTTTTATCGGCTTTGACTTTGAAACGGGAAAGATTATTGAAAATTGTTAAAAGTAGATAAAAACAATAAAAATACAGTATTTAAGCCCTGACATCCTCTATTTCCTCTTGGATACTGGTACTGCGCCCCGATCAGGCGCTTAACCACTCTAGAGAAATAGGTAAATATGTCAAGTTATAACTCACCGCTCCCAGTGGGTTCAGCGCAAGGTACTGGCGCAGCCGCCATTGCTATCGCAGAAACCGCAGGCGGAACTAACAACGTCGGTAACGCTACCGACTCAGCAGGAAACGTAAGAGTAGATTTCGTATGGGGTAACTACCCTATGCAACCAAACGATGAGCGTACAGACGGCACAGCTGTTGTAGCTGTAGCAAACGATTACACTCAAAATTATGATTGGTCAGGTTACACAACTTACCCAAGCGCACGTCTAACAGCTGCAACTAGCAACAACCACACAGTTGCAGAAGCTGAATGGAACAACTACCCACAGTTTACACCAGGCGTAGGTAACTACAAGGTTACAGCAGCTTCAGGTAATGGAACAACTGTTACATACACAGCTCAAAACAACCTTGCAGCTGGAGATAGCGTAAACATCACAGGTCTTACAGCTTCAGCTTACAACCTATCAGCAGCAACAGTTGCTACAGCAGATAAGCTAAAGTTCACAGTAACTAACGCAGCTAACGCTGGCGAAATTACAGGACAGTGGTATGGCAAGGTAGAGGCTACAAACGCTCTAACAGCATACGATGGCGCTGGAATCACATTCATCAACGTACCTTCAGTACTTGGTGAGACAACAGCACTAGCCCTTGATGAGCTTAAGGATGCTGGTTACGAAGCAGCTTCAATCACAACTGCAGCAGCAGCATCTAACGTCGGTAAAACTATTACAGCAGCAGCCCGTACAGCAGGTTCAGCGGTTATCTCAATTACTTGTGCAAGCCACGGCTTTGTTGCAGGTAACAAGGTAACAGTCTCTGATGTTTCTGGTGGAGATGGCGTAAACGGAGTTTGGACAGTTCTTGCTGTTACAAGCGCAAACGTATTCACAGTAACTGGAACAGCCACAACAGTTCAGGCTCTAACAAGTCTTGCTGGTGTTGTTTCTGGTGTTGCTGGAACAATCAAGACTCAGTCAGTTGCAGCTGGAACAGCTTCAGTGCTTTCAACAGCTACAATCACAATCACACCGTTCGCAACAGCTTCATAGTCTCAACACAAACAAAAAGCCCCCTGCATATAGCAGGGGGCTTTTTGCTTTATATTTTTAATTCTTTGGAAATTGTTTTAGAAAACTCTCATATCTAACTCCATTTGTTTGATTTGGATGTATTTTCCAGGAAGACCAATCTTCTCCACCGTTAGTCATGTAGAACGCTATTTCTGCATTTGTAACTGGGTCAAAGAGGTCTTTATTAGTGGCGAGATCAAACTTTTTCCTACGGGCTTCTCCCAGATTTCCAATCATGTTAATCTGAAACACACCGTAGGAGTGATCTCCTGTACCGTTATTTCCGTTGTAGGCCTGTGGGCGACCATTTGATTCTTTCATAGCAACTGCCCAAGCGGTCTTGAGAGCTTTTCCCTCAAAACCAACCGCTTTTAATAAATCCTTTAACTCTGCTTCGGTAAGAACCTTAGCCTCTTTAAATGAATCTAACGGGCTCACAACTGTAACTACTTCTTGAACTACTGGCTCCGCCATTGCTGGCGGGCAGTTTCCCAAAAAAATAAAAACAGTTGCTACTACTGCTGTACGTTTTCTGATATTAAGCATTGCTGCTCCTCTCAGTAGGCAAAAGCCGCCTTGTGGGCGGCTTCGTCATGAACAACCATAACACAGGCGTTACAAAACGTGTCAAGACAAACTAAGAGTTAAATAATAAATTTAATTTAATATGACAAATCTAATAGTAAATGCGTATATTATATACCTCGGGGTTTACTACGGATAACACTATCGCGCTTGTATCTAATACCTACACGATTGGCAAAAAATTGACAGTATCAGACTGGGCAGCGTTTATTTCAGTTATAGTAGCCGTAGGCGGAACCACAGCTATTGGGATTAAGTGGACGATTAAACATTATCTTGCAGAACTAAAACCTAATGGCGGGTCTTCTATGCATGACGCGATTAGCAAAATTGGCCTTGACATAACCGAAGTTAGGGTATCATTAGCAAGACTTGAGGGTCGTTTCGACCAACATGTAGAAGAAGGCGAGTAGCATGAATAAAGCAATGATTGAGTCCTACGTACGTAACCTAACAGGTCAGGTTATTGGCGCAGTTATGATTGTTATGCAGACAAGCGGAGCAGCAACACCTCTAGAGTTTGGTTCAAGCGAGTGGTTATTAGTCGCTAACGCTTTATGGGCGTCTCTAGTACCCGTAGCACTTCGTTATTTTAACAAGCTAGATCCAGCATTTGGACGAGTTGCAAGTATTGGCCTCTCAGAGCTCACAGGGGTTCTAAGCCAAGCTTCAGCCAAAAAGACAGCAAAAAAGAAATCTAAGTAAGTACAGCAAGGGGGCGGAGATTTTCCGCCCCTTTTGCTGTACACTTTTTATATGACTTGTTATAACTGTACTAACCCAGCCCTTTATTATGTAAACGATCCCACCGCATCACCTGCGGCTTACTGCAACGCGTGCTTGCCACCATGGCTTAAAGTACGAGCAGACGAAGGTCACTTCCCTCTTCCAGTTGAAGACAAGCCATCGAAGAAGGCGTCTAATAAAGATGAGGATAGATAAGAAACAAGCTGTTCAAGTTCATCCTGTTCCGCAAAGAGCAATGGACCCAAAGGGACCATTTCCACGAGAACTGTTTTATGAACCAGAAATAGTTTATGAGTATGAATCAGAGTACGCAGAAGACGGGGCTAACTTCCCACTTGGCGCTACTGCTCAAAATGAGTTTAAACCGCCTAAATATTTACGTTGTGCGTTTTGTTTAGTTAGAGTTATAGAAACAGAAACCGAGAATCATACCTGCGAGGATTGATGGCTAAAAAAGATCTTAAAGCAATAATGAACCAACGCCTCGCGGAAGCTGAGGCAGCTTTAAAACAGGCTAGTGAACGTAATCTAAATACTTTTAAAAGAAACACCTCCGATAACGACCCTGCGGCTCAGTCGTCGTCAAACCAAATAGATAAAAACTGGTCAGTATCTATACCTAATGACGTTACAAATGTGGGCACAGAGGTGTACACCGCGCCCACAGCTAACCCTAAGCGCCCTAGAGCGTACACTGTGGGGTACAACAACAACACAAACACTATAGTAATCGTAATGCGCAGTGGTAAATGGTGGCAGTACAACGATGTGCCAGTTAATATTTGGCTAGGCCTTAAAAATAGCGCATCAACTAATGACTACTTACCTATTATTGAGAACGCTTGTTCGTCCCATCACGAGGCTGATCTGGATGCGTTATCTGCGGGAACTAAAGCGCGTTTCAGTGATTCAGCGGCTAAGGCTAGCCGCATACAACAAGGCAACCCTTACACACTTGACGAGACGTTGTTTGGCACAAAGGAGTAAATTTGAAATCATACGGGCCCCTATACGTTGGAAAGTTACGCTACTGGCATAAAAAAGTGTTACCTATTTTTGAAATAGGAACTACCCAAGAAACTGAAATGCCTTACAGAAAAGGTAAGTGTTTGGTAATGCGAGCCCCATTTACAGAGCCAGGTTTTTATTTAGGCTTGTGGGTTGAGCGCCCTCAAATTGGCTGGGAAGACGAAGATAAGATTGATAAGATACTATCTGACGCTATGAAAGCTAGAGTTGCTTGGAAACCAGAGGATGGGTTATTTGATGAAGCTTTTTAAAAAGAAAGAGCCTTGGTTAAAGCCGTTCTCTGAAAAGGTATCTAATAGAGTATCTAAGATCCCTACCGCAGAGCTTGAGCAGTGGGTTGATCAATCATTGTATGAGATCGGCCGTTGCATGACCGCGTACTCAAAACAAAGAGAACCTATGTTCTTAAATGAGGCTTTATTAGGGGCGGAAGCCTTGCACGCGGTTATAGATGAGTTAAACCGCCGAACAACACGCCATTAAATCAATTTGTCGACAATTGTGCTAAGATTCTCTTGCCTCTCTTCTCTCCCCCGTGATGGCAATCAAAAGGTCCTGGGTTTAAACGCCCAGGCTTTTTGTTTTCACCTAGACTAGGGAACACAATGAACACAGCAATGGATGAAGACGAGTTTTTCCCCGATGAAGAAGAAGACCTTGCGCCCGAAGAAGAAATTGAAGAGCTTGATGAGCTCTCAAAAGAATTTGTTAACAAACTTGTAGATCGTTGTATTCAGTTTCAAACTGCGCTTGTAGGCCATGAGCTACACCCTTATCAAATGCCTCTTGCGCGTCGTGTTATTGAATCTGTAATCATTAACGACGGTGAAGAAATTACCGCACTTGCTGCGCGTCAGTCAGGCAAATCAGAAACTATTGCTAATACAGTTGCTGCGCTTATGGTGTTACTTCCACGCTTAGCAAAGATGTACCCAGACCTATTAGGCAAGTTTGCTAATGGTGTGTGGATCGGTATGTTTGCCCCTGTTGAGGGTCAGGTAGAAACACTATTTGGTCGTACAGTAAACCGCCTTACATCAGAGCGCGCACTAGAGATCTTGGGTGATCCTGAAATTGACGATTCTCTAGGAAAAGTTCCAGGCGTTACACGGCAGATTAAACTTAAGAACTCTGGCTCATCTCTAATGATGATGACAGCTAACCCCCGCGCAAAGATTGAATCTAAGTCGTTTCACCTTATTGTTATTGACGAGTGCCAAGAGGCAGATGACTTTGTAGTGTCAAAGTCCATCTCCCCAATGCTTGCGTACTACTCAGGGACCATGGTTAAAACTGGTACCCCGACTACGCACAAGAATAATTTTTATCGTTCTATTCAATTAAACAAGCGTAGACAGACAGGCGCACGTTCTAGACAGAATCATTTTGAGTGGGACTGGCGAGATGTGGCTAAGGTTAACGAAAACTACGGTAAGTTTATTAAAAAAGAAATGCTTCGTGTAGGGGAGGATTCTGATGAGTTCCAGATGTCGTACTCATGCAAATGGTTGTTGGAGCGCGGAATGTTCGTTACATCAACTATTATGGACGAACTCGGAGACACCTCCCAAGAAACTGTTAAAGCCTGGCACCGAACACCCGTCGTTGTTGGAATCGACCCCGCACGAAAACTTGACTCAACTGTAGTTACTGTTGTGTGGGTAGATTGGGATCGCCCAGATGAGTTTGGTTATTTTGACCATCGCGTCCTTAATTGGTTAGAGATCCAAGGTGACGATTGGGAAGATCAATATTTTCAGATTGTTCAATTCTTAAGTAGCTACGATGTGCTAGGTGTTGGCGTAGACGCTAACGGTGTTGGTGACGCAGTAGCTCAACGACTTAAACTGCTTTTACCAAAATCTGAGGTTTATTCAATTGGCAGTAGCCAGCCCGAACAGTCAAAGCGGTGGAAGCATCTTAAAGCACTTATTGACCGACGTATGGTTGGGTGGCCTGCTCACGCAAAAACTCGCCGCCTACGTACCTGGAAGCGGTTCTACCAGCAGATGACAGATCTAGAGACTAAGTTTCAGGGCCCTAACTTCTTAGCTAAAGCCCCAGATGAAGCACATGCTCATGATGACTACGCCGACTCTTTAGCTATTGCTGTGGCCCTAACCATGGATTTAACTATGCCATCAGTTGAGGTTTCGAGTTCACCGTTTTATAGATAGTTATGACTTTAGCCTGATTTTGTCTTACTTACGTAGCACACTATTGACTGAGGTCCTCAAACCAATTTAGGAGTTTATATGTCAATCTCACCAGCACCACGTTTTCCAGAAAGTGCGGATACAACTTACGACCGTAAGATGACAGGCGCTGTCCCAGGACAACGCGGCCCACTACGTTTTGAAGAAGGTATCGCAACTGATACCGATGTTCCACAATCGTTTACAGAAGGCGCAATGCAAGGTTATATGCCTGCACCTGGCCGCCCAAACCGTAATGCAAACGTATTTGAAAAGCTTCCAGAAGAAACAATGCGCGAGCGTGCTCACGTAGGTTCTGCAGCTTGGGTAGAAGCCCCAAACAGCTTAAATGATTTTTCTGCTGGCGCATTTGCTGACCATGGCGATAACCGTTTTGAAGAGGTATTCCGCAATGGTGCTCATCAACAGGCTCTTAATCCTGCTGTAGTTCAAGACTAATAAATTAAATAG